CAGCGACAGCCAGCATTTGTTCCGACGTCCCCGCCGTCAACGCATTCGTTCCGGCCAAGGCGGTCTGCAATGATGTGAGGGAGATTGCCGAACCGGTGACCGCGGATAAAGCGCTGCCGAGATCTGCCGATACCATCACCGATAGGGTTGAGATCTGTGAGGCAGTAAGACCGATTTGATGAACGACGACGCAGCTCACCTTGTACGGAATCCACCAGGGGCTCTGGTAGTCGGCGATAAAGCTCTTCACCACGACCCGACGCATGAATGATTCCCACATCAACCAAACGGTTTCCCCCGATAGGCGCAGGGTGTCGAATGCCCGAACCCGGGCTTCGGCATTGGCTCCTGAAAATGTGCCTCGAAACGTGACTTCGCCCTCGTCCGGTCCCAGTCGCTCCACAATTCTGCGACCGTCGGATAAATTGTGAACCGCCAACCGGTAGCGACCTCCAAAGCGGACCGATGACGGGACTTCAAAACCTTGAAGGCTTATGGGGCCGATCTGGATTGGAGAGTCCTGCAAGGTCTAGGTGCTTCCAAGAAAAGGTGCGGGAATTTGAGTGGTATTGTTCAAAAGGGCGCGACGCGGCTTCGTGGTATGGTCGCGCGAGGGTCCACGCCGGTCATTCCAGTGGCCGGTTTGCCCAACGCCCGTTCCAGGTGCTGTACGGTCCAACGTCCAAGTGCTGAACCGTCGATATACAATGTTGACACACGCGGTCTACCGCGTTGTGGTAGGCCATTTTCACCGGTTTCATCCCGACTCCAGGAAGGGGACTGACCGTGATCGGCAATACTTTCGCCTGAAATGGACGGTTCGCCAGGAAGAAAGTCATGCCATTCGAAAGCGGCTTCGTCAGACCCAGTGACCGTCGAGGTTGGGTATGGATCACGTTCAAAGCCACCGAAACGTTGACGGGACAAAACAACCGGGACCGGCGCAAGTGGCATCGATTTCCCCGATCTAAGTCCCGGATCACGCGAACCATGAAGCAGTCGACCACTCGCTCGGGAAGCTAAAAATTGTTGTCTGACAGCCGCTTGGTTCCGGATCTGCTGCCCGAAATTCTGGTTCAATTTCGTGACCGGAGCTGAATTCGAAATAGTTCTCCATGGTGGCAGGTCGCTCGCTAATTTGGGTGCGTCCAGCCTCAAGAAACGGAAAGTGGCAGCCGGACTTAAGATATCGATTGGCAAAATCGACCGATTAATCCTGGGTAGCGATGTTAGCCGGAAACCACTTGAGCGCGCCGGAGCGACGGGTTCGTCCGGGGATGACCGGACACTTCCGCCCCTTGTTTTCAGATCAGGTGCCGCTATACCTCGCCCCCGATGGAAGTGCGCCGGCGGAGCCATAAAATTTCTAGGAAAATGCCATAGCCGCTGCAGGCCGAGGAACCAGGCAATCCGTTTGGCGTCTGCCTTCAGCATACATGTCAACCTTGTGGATTTCGTCTAGGCACGACATCATTGCGGTACCGTCGCGGGCCGTGCCCAATCGAACGCCGACCAATCAAATATATGGCCGTCGAGGGTTCCTAGGGCGATAACATAGGCTGCCCTTTCAATCGCGGAAAGCGAGAACGCAACGTCGAACGGCACCCCGTGCCCAATAAGGTACAGGCAGTCGATCAGGACTGGGTGCCGGGCAAGTTTCCCACATTTGACTTTGGATCGGAGGCGGATTGTTGATCCTTGATCGTATCGGCGATGGCCGCCAATCCCTCGTCGCCCAACCGCTCGATCAAGCTCTCGATCTGGGCCTCGGTCGCAGGTGGCGGCACGGGTACAGCATCGATTTCCAGAACCGAGAATGCCAAACCGGCCATGGACAGCCAAGGTTCATTCTGGGCCAGGACCGGACCGGCGGCCTTGAAGAGTCTTAGGGTGTCGAGTGCGGTGAGACGTCGCAACACCAGCCGCCGCCCGTTTGCGTCAATGGCCGTGTAGGTCTTGACGGCTTCTCGCACGATGATTTGCGATGGGCTCATCAGATGCGCCGCTTCCGGGTCGCGTAGAATTCGAGCTTCTGCTTCACGCTGGCGTCGCCCTTCCAAGCGCCGGCGCTGGTCAGCTTGAATACCACGCCGTCGAACTGGTAGGTCGAAACAGAACTATCTGTCTCGGTGATGTATTGATACATCGTGCTGGATTGGGTGCCGCCGCCGTTATAGAAGTTTTGCTCCAAACCAGAAATGAAATCATCCAGCGCAGGAGTCCCCCTTTCAGCCTCGAAGCTTCCTTCCCAGCCCTTCGGAAGTTCGGCACCAAGTTGGGTCCCGTCAAGTCGGCCAATTCGAACCGGGCTAGTGAGCTGCCGGCTTTCAAAACCAGTGACGTGGCTGATATCGACACGTCCGCTCGGGCCCATCACGACCAGTTGAGTGTCCCGGCCAATCGAAAATGCTGTCAGTGCCACTGCATGATCTCCTAGTTAACCTGACCCGTGGGTAGCGTCTGCACAGATACTTGGACGGTCTGGCCTCCCTCGACATTCACGATGAATCGCTCGTTGATCGCCTGGTACTGGACCTGAGCATCGGATTGGACGTAACCCAAACCTGTGCGGGATGGTGGATTGTTGCTTGTATCGCAGATGACGCTGAACGGCAGGGAACCGTTAGTGCTGCCAAGCAAGCCTTGGCCATACATGTTGTTCAGAAACGACAATTGCGTTGATCGGATCTGCTGGAACAGGTTGTTGTTGATGACCTGGCCCACATATTGACCCATGCCGGCAGCCAGCGTCTCGGCAATATAATTGGTCAGCCTTGTGTAGTTATCCCCATCGATAGCTGCGTTCGACGACGTATTGTTCCCGCCACGGACGCCCCAATACGAGCCACCGGGCAGGGGATTGCAGATCAGGTCGATGCCAGCGCCCAGAAGCGCGCTTAGGTCGGCGGATGCGTACGTGGTGTTCTGACCCGAACCCGGAGTTCCGGTGCGCTGACTACCGATAATTCCGTAGATCTGCTTGTTGAGGCTGGACTGTTCCGGCGATAGATTGGCCAACCGGCCGGCGGCGAAACCTTGCGGTGAGACAAGACGGATGGTGTTGTTGACTTGGTCAGACCACCACAGCCAGTCGCCGAACATCAGTTTCGCGCCATAACTGTCCAAACCTGCGGCTGCCATGGTCGTCACGGCGTTGGTGATGGTATCACCGGCTGGTGTCGTGAGGATCATGTATATCCCCTCGTCCAGCCCGAAGGTCGCCTGGATGGTCCAACTGGTGCTGTCATCGCAATCGGTGAGCACCGCTAAACCACAGCCCTGTCCCCGCAATGCGTACATGCCCGTGCGACTCGCCATGTCAGCGCCAAGCAGTTGATCGCTGCCGACTTCTGTCGCTCCGTCCGACCCGGCGCTTGACGCGCCTAAGATCAACGCGAACGGTGCCGGCGATGCTGTCGTCCCGCCCGCGCTGGCGACGACAAGCAGTGATGGTCCGCGCTGCGGCCCAAGCCCTGAATTGACCGCCGCGGCCAGACCCGTCCAGAAAGCCGCACCGTTTCCAACGAGCCCGTCGTAAATCTCCGGCACGAACCCGGGCAGCAGAATCGACAGCATCCAGGTGTTGGGTTGGGTCCCCGCTCTGAGTGTCAGCGTGATGTTATTGCCAAGAGAGCCAGTATAGAGTGCCGTGAAGCTGGCATTGGAGCCCGGAACCGCTGTATATGCGGCGGTATCGCTGTTGTCGGTTACGCGAACGCACCGAAAATTCTGGGCACCCTGCTGGACCGCGGTGGCGACTTGGGTGCCCATGTCGTACTTTCGCGGTATGATCGAGCCAAATTGCTGTGCATAATCGGCCATCGTGGCGACGATTGCGGGTTCATCGACTGGCCCCCAGGAAGCGGTTCCAACCACGCCGAGAATATTCGTCGGGACCCCGTTCAGGATCAAGTTTTGTGGCGGAACAATCTGTACATACAGATCAGGAACAATCAGCGATGTCGTGTTGACACTGCCTTGTTGAGAGATTGGCACGTGGACTAACCTTTCGGCGTGGTGGGCGATGCAACCTTCGTCACGAACTTTTTATATTCTGTTGAGAGTATATCGCTGATTTTCGTGGCTTCAGAAATAATATCGCCCCGAACGAAGTTAAGAAAAGGCTTCGTGACCACTAGATGGTGTGTCATGGTGAATACCTAACCGTATGTAATATTGCCATTTATATCGGAAGCGCCGAAAAGCATCGAGGGTTGCTGGACAACCGCAATCGTCGGGTATTCGACCGTATAGATCAGGTCCCGTCGATAAAGCAGGGCATTCTGAGCCTGATCGTAACAGGCGGAATTTCGGTAGACCACCCGAGCATTGGTACCGTCCGGAAGCACCAGAAAGGCCATTTGATTGATGGCTGCGTCGATCGCAACGGCAACTGAATCCCGGATTGGCGGAGTTGGACACCAGCAGATGATCCGCACGTCCTTTTCCTGGCGTCGACTTTCGAACAACGTCGAGCTGTCACAGACAACCCGGACCTGGATCGAACCCGCACCGGGCACAGTAATGGCAAACCCCAAAGTGGTCGCCGGGCGATTTGCCTGGATCAACTGATTCAAGTTTGAGGCGACAAGGCTAGTGGTATCGCCCGCCCGAATGCGATACGCATAAGCCACATTATCGATCAGGGCGCCGACGACGTCTCCAACAGCGGGTCTGCCGCCGAGGGTAATGGTCGATCGTGCCGTACTGGCCGTTACGCCCGGCTGTGCAGCTGTGGTCTGCCACTCCGGAAGATAACGTGTCGTCGTGCGCCCCGTCTCGTTGTCGGTTACGATGGTGACGTTCACCCCGCCAGCACTGAGATCCGCGTTCAACGTGCCCGGATTCGGCCAACCGCGATAGACGCGACAAAGTGTGCCGATGATGCTGGATTGAGCGGAACCCGCCGGATACAGGATCGAAGCGACCGCGTCCGCGACCGCTTGTTCGACGTCGGAGAGATCTGCCATCTAAGTCGTCGCCATCTTTGCGCTGATTCGCCACCCCAGATCGGTCAGTTCGGATCCGGCGATGGCCGCGGTTCGATTCAGGTCGTCAGTGACCAGGTCGCCCGGCGACAGAACGACGCGGGCGATAGCGGGAAGGAGAATGTTCCAATACGGAACGGCCTGATCGGTCGGCAAATCCGCCACAGAGCCGCTCGACCGATTTTCGCCGAGTACACTCGCGGGCCATTCCGCCATCAATGTCTCCGAACCGCCCGATGTGTAGCCACCATAGGCGTTGCTGGCGGTATTTTTTTGCGTGTTGGGGCGAACGATTGAGATGATACGATTGGCCTTGACACACAAAACCGGTAGGAGAGGGTTCTGCGATGCTACGAAGAACTTCCCAGTATCCAGAACAAGGTAATCGCCCGCTTTCGTGTAGCTGGCATCAAAAATTCCGCGCCAGAGGGCCTCGCCGTAGACGTTTGTCCGTCCTTCATTGCCCTTGGCGGACACAAAGATCGCGGGCAACCTCAGAAACCGGTTCTGGTAATCCAAAGGGTTGAACGGCCCCTTGGGACGGAATGCGTCCGCGGACTGTCCGACATGCCGGGCGGACAG